CTATTTTCGAGGCTTCAGATCCCACTCCAGGCGCTCCAGCGTAGCGCGGATCCAACGCATATCTGCTCTCATATCAGCAAGATCTCGAGCCTCTCTAATGCGTTCCTGGCCGAGCGTCTTCCAACCTTCCTCAAGGTCAGTTATGCGTCGGCCGTAGTCTTCGCGCAGTGATCTTAAATCCGACGACAACATTCCCCACTGCACCGCAAAACCGACGATGAGTGCGAAGATGGTTAAGACATTGCCCAGTGAAATTCTGCTGTCGACCATACGCGACTTCTGCTCCGCCATCAGGGGCACCCCAGGCGTTGATAGTTTGCATCATTTGCGGCAACGCGCTCCAGGCCTGGCCGGTCAGCCTGCGCCAGGGCAACAGTGCCGGCCGGGCTAAGGGCGTTCGCCCGGAAGCCCGCGCAGTTGCTGACATGCTTCGACGGGCAGCCCCCGAGAGCGAAGGTAGCCGGCACAAAGATCATGATCAGAAAGGCCCTTGAGCCGGGTTTCATCCTGGACGCGTGCGCGCTCAGCTTCCGCAGCACCTTCCGCCAGTTCCGTTTCATATGCCGCATAGCCGGCCCTCCAGCGCGTTTCCCCGTAGATCCAGATGCCTGACAGCATGGCCAGGCAGAGAAGCCCGCCCAGGGCGTATTTGTTGCCCAGGACGCGCTTTGCGATTTCATAGGCGGCAATCATGCCGTCACCCGGTCACGCTCAAGCCGGTAGATGAAATAGATCCCGCCGGCGACCAGGCAGCCGGCAACTGCCCAGGCGATGGGGCCGGAACTGGTGGCAATGGTGACCAGACTGGAACCGAAGGCCCCCAGCAGCGTGAGCCACTTGGGATCCTTGGCGATTTCCTCGACAACGGCAATCGTGCCCTTGTCTTCCTCCAGAGCCTTGCCGGGAGCCTCCGCATTCGGCGCGGGGATCGGCACGGGCGTCGGCCGCTGCTCGGCATTCATGGCCAGCAACACGCCCCGGTCGATCACGCCGTAATCGTCCGTTTGCACGCCGAGCTTTTCGCCCATGATGCGCCGCGTCCAACCCTTGCCGAAGGTCGACCAGTGCTTGAGCCCCCGGACGAACTTGTAGCGCCGCTCGCACAGCTGGCGAACAACGGTATCGGCGGACAGATCGCCAAGCGCCGCCAGGGTGACGTTGCCGATCCAGCCGTCCGCCTCGACGCCCAGGACGCGCTGCAGATCCTTGATTGCCCGTTTCGGCCCGGAGTTCACCCCATAGTCGAACACGGCATAGTCAACGCCGGCAGGAAGCTGGTCGGCCGCGACCGCCTGCCAGTATTGCTCCCGGTAGATCGCGCGGACTTCCGCATCGGTGATGTGCTTGACGCTTTGCCTGGAAAGGTTCATCCGCCGGCGATAGCCGTCATAGGTACGCTGGATCACCCCCTTGTTCGTGGCGCCGCCCGGGTCCTTGGGGTGGTTGGCGTATCCACCTTCATGGACGAGCACCCAGGACAGGCATTCCTCGAAATTCACCGCCGTCATAATCGCGATCTCCGGTTGCCGGATTGGTTTCTGATCGCGATTATCGGCCTATGCAGGTAGGGTTAACTGTTGAACGCATCAGCAAAGGTTGGAACGTCAAGATGCATTACGTGCCGGAAGACGAACATGAGCGCAACGCCCTTAAGGAAATGTTTAACTCCTCAGATCACGCAACAGCCTTGCTCGCCGGGGCTTTTCTCGACAACCTTCTCAAAGACCTTTTCAAACACAAAATGAGAAAAGAGGAAAATAGCAAAACAAAAAAAATATTTGAAAGCATTTTTCACGCAAGTGGCGCACTAGGAAGCCTGAGGACAAAAATTAACCTAGGATACTTGCATGATTTTTACGGTGAATTATTGCACAACGACCTTAATTACATTGCAGTAATCAGGAATGATTTCGCTCACAAACTAGAAAGACTCCACTTTAACGACATTCACTGTAAAGATCTTTTGACAAATCTAAAAATAGTAGACTTTGTTCACAAACCGCCAACCGGTATCAGGGACACAGCAAAAAACAGAGAGGAAGTCGTTTCCCTCGTAAATGACTTCAGCGCTCACGTCGGCAATACGGCCGAAGAACGAGCCGAATTTTACCACCAACAAACCACTGACCCTAGAGGGCGTTTCATCAGCAGTTTTTTCTTGTGCGCACGCGAGCTGAAGGGCTTAACAGCTACGTACATGAGCGTGACACATGGCAAATTCATTAATCACAATTACAAATTGCCAAAGTAAGAAGCCCGAGCTTTAACCAGTTTCTTATGCCCAGGCGTCGCGAACCCAGTCGGAGATGTAAGTCACTTCGATCTGGAAATCATAGTCCGCCACGGCATCCGTGCTGTACGCCTTGGTGTAGACCGTGCAGCCCGTGGTGTTGACGTTCACCGCCTGTGCGTAGCCGTTGACGTTTCGGCAGGAAACAGACGCGAAGACCCTGTTTGCAGAAGGCAGCGCCGGCCAGGTCAAAGTGTAATTTCCGGTACTGTTTCGGCTGACGGAAATATTTCTGCCGGAATAAAGGGTGCCGTCAGATCCCTTGACAAGGGCCTGCGAAGCCACTCCCGAAGACCCAGACAATTCCTCGACATGGAGCTTGTCGTAAACGGCAATCATGGGCGCTCCGTTGAATGCCGACCGACCGATGGCCTTTTGAATTCCGTGTGTTTCGAGCTTTTCATCATCGACACGGATCTTTGTCACGATGATATCCGGAACGCCTGTGCCAACACCCGGGTCTTCGTTGTCGGTGGAATGCATCAAAATTAGACCACCGTTAAAGGAGATGATGTCTCCAACAAAGACAGCGTTGAGGCCCTCGAAGTCTGACCATTTGTAGGCTGTGCCGAGATAGATGAACTCGACGGCGTCCCAATAATTCGCCTTGAAGTCCGTCTTGTCGGCCACCAGCAGATAGAGCGGCACCTCCCGCTTTTCGTAGTTCCCGGAAACGTCATCCGTTCCTGTCCGGTTTTCAGACGCAAAGGCGAAAATCGTATCGCCGATCATCGTCAACGGAATGGGCGAATACTGCATGAAACCAACAGGCCCGCCTATGTTGGTGTTCATCGTGACGCCATCGTTATCGCTCCACCAGGCGAGCGGCGAATTGTTTGTGAACTGGGTTCTGGCAAACCCGTAGAGCGTGCCGTCAGTATCGCGATGCACCGTCGCCTCTACGCGGGACGCTGTCGTGATTTTCCTGCTGTATTCAATGGCCGGACTATTTCCAAGCAATCCGGTAAGCTTGACCAGCGACGGGCCTGCGGTTGCCGAACCGCCGTGCACGCAGGTATAGACCGTTCCCCCACTGCTCGGCACGCAGGCCATGCTGTGGAACATGGTCGGCTGGCCCGTCTGGTCGGCGATATCTGCAATCAGCTTGGATCCGAGCGACGTGCCACCCCAGTTGATTTCGGTCCAACCGCTTTCCACGAAAGTCAGCACATGGTCCGCAGAGGCAAGTGTTTCGTCAGACGAGGCTGACGGTCCGATGAAATAGAACCGGCTCGGCGTGCCGTTGGTCACCGTGTACTCGGTCCCGGCGACAAGCGTCGTGCCACCAATGGATACGTTCGAATTGAACTTGATCTTGTTGCCTGAGCGCACCCCGTGGTTCGGCGCGATGAATTGATAGCTCGTGCTTCCGTTGCTCGCGACGATCTGCCCGGTCAGTTTTTTCTTTTGCCCCAAACGCCGCGCGTAGAGCTTGTGCTCGGTCGCCGTTTCACTCTCACGAACAATCGCGAATTGCTGACCGTCATTTGCATCCGCCGCCCAGCATGTGACACCGCCGGTAAGTCCGGACTGCTGGAACAACCGCTCGAAGTCCTGCGCGGATTGCGCACCGTCAAATGAACGCACCATGCACGGGTGCAGGTCATCCGCAAGGTGACTGGTCCCCTGGTTCCAGGGGAAATAGATCACCCCGTCGCTTTCATGGAATTTACCCTGCGGCCAGCCGTCATAGCGCCTCGATGAGGTCAGCTTTCTGGGCTGGCTCACCTGGAGCGTATCCGCCATCGGATATTTGATGTCCTTGGGATTAACGGCTTCACCGTTGGAGACCTTCCAGTAGCCGTGCTTGTAGTTGTTTCCGGTTGGAATGTCGGACAGGGAAGGAAGGGAGATTGTCTTCCAGCCTGCATCGATTTCCCGGCCGGAAAGAACCAGCTCCAGGTTGGCCAGCGCCGTCTTGTTGTCTGCAGCGGAATTTTCTTCCGAGACTGAAAAGGCCTTCAGAAAATCGACCGCCCCATCCGACAAATGGCTGAACTCAATCGACTTGTCGATGATCAGGTCGGCGAAGACCTCCGCGCGTGTCATGGGCACAAATGCTGTGCCTGAGCCATTTCGCTTGAGGTAGGTGCTGGCCGTTGCCGGAAGCGCCTCCAGATCCTGGTCAACAAGCACCTTGTTGACCAGCTTGGAGCCCGACCACCCTAAAACAGCTTGGTCAGAGCCTGGCGTCGGGAGTTCTTGAGCGCTTTCTCCGAAGGCAACCTTAACCGCTCGATCAGTGTCACGCCTCAATTCCTGCTGAATGATCCTGTGACGATCATGTTCGTCATCTTGCGTTTTGGAGCTGAAAATTCCGTTCTGCACAACAGAACTTTTTCGATCGAGAACCGCCTCGCCCCAAATTTCCAGCGTATCTCCCGCTGCTGCCCCTGCAACAAGCGTGAAACTGCCGCCATTATAAACATCGGCACCGGCAACGGTGTAATCGGCACCTTCGGTCAGAACGGTAGGGCTTCCACCAGCCGCGGCCGTTTTCTGAACCTTCACATCGCGGTTTTGCTGAAACTCGAAGGGAATATCAAACAGCGTCTGCCCTGCAGTTGCCGTGTATTTCGCATAGCGGGCTTTGGTCTCGATTGGAAAAACAGCGCTCATTGAAGGGGCCTCGCCTTTTGGGATAAGGCGAGGCTAAGCGCCTGGAGGTATGGTCAACCGCCGGCAGGTATGACCTGCGGTTTCGAGGCTTCTGGTCGCTTCAGGCCGCTAGAAATGGCAAAGCCTTCTGCCTCGACACTCGCAACCAGATCGATCGTCAGTGCATCAGATCCATCAGACAACAACCTGGCCTGCAGTTCGGGCCAGGCACGTTGCACCGCGTCGAAAGACCAGACCTTCTTTTCGGCAAAAAGCGAGCCAAGGGTCTCAAGGAGCGCCGGATCAATAGCCTCGAGCTCGCGGTAGAAACCCATCTCGTCGATCGGCGTGCGTTGCGCCCACCCTTCGATCCCGGTCGCCATCAGGGCATTGCGAGAGATCGCCATGGACAGCGTCCCGAGAACATCGTCGGCCGCGGACTTTGCCGCCGGCGTCACGGCCTGGGGTTCGCCCATCTGATTGCGCAAGGTTCCGGAAGACATTTCCCGGCGCAAGATGTTGATCGCCTGGACGGCACCACGGGCACGGACAAGCGGGTGGATCCTTTTGACATCCGCCTTGTGTGTCGATAGCGCGATATAGGCCTTCCCGATTTCGTCTTGCGCGGCATAAAAATCAGCACGCTCGACAGGGCCGAGTTGCTTCCAGCTCTGCGCCTTGCCTTCCAACGCTCCGGAGCGGCTTGCCATCAGATCCCAGAACATCGTCACCGACTGGCTGCCTTTGGCTGCATCCTTGATGAACCGGCGCGAAATCGGGGCGTCGTCCCACCCCGGAACAGGTGCGTCAGGTTGCGCCATATCGTAGAGGGAAAGCGCGGACCGGCCCCAGCTCGCCAGGTGGTTCATGATCAGATGATCGATGATCGCCGGCGACATGTTGAACGCTTCTCCGAGCTGTTTGGAAAACTCTGTCGTGCGCGATGTATACTGAAGCATGGGCTCGAGGGCAGTCATATGCTCCGGAACGATCGGTGCATCCGTGAACAGGTTCTTATTGGTCCGGACTTCGAAGTAGCTATTGATCGTCGGGTTGCCTTCCAGGATCGAAGGCGGCGTCAGCGAATAATGAAGGCTGTCCAGCCAGCGGCCAAAAGCGATCGGATCCTTGAGCTTGATCGCTTCGAACGTTGCCTCTGCCAGGTTGAAGACTGTCGCCAGTTCGAACGGCTTCGGGATGGCCAGCCACTTCTCGCCCATCTTGACGGTCCAGTGCGTCGACCTGGTGTAGGTCGAGATCTCGTCATGGTCTTCGTGACGGGACATCAGCGCATATAGAGACACCGTGCCGGCAGTCGCGACCGCCATGCGGGCCCAGGCCTTCACCGCCTCGCCAAGCGCTCGCGCATCTTCCGGTCCGGAGGAAAGTCCTAAGGCCTTACGCGCGAGCGGCATCAGCATGTGACGGCCTGTCTTGTCCAGGCCCTGCAGGGACGCATTCAGAAACGGCACAATCCGGGCGACCGCCGCCATCTGGGATCCACGCCTGTCAAAATCGATATAATCGCGCGCACGCCAAGAAGCCTCGAGCGCTGCCTCATAATCGTCAAGCCCGCGTGCCTTGGCCTCGTCCTTGAACGTGCGGTAAAGGCCGATCCGCGAGGCAGTCTCGGCCACTTCCGCAGTTTCCAGAACGCCTCTGAAACTGGTCAGGCGTTGAGCCACCCAGCCCTTGCGCTTCAGTTTCGAGATGTCACGCTTGATGCGGGCCTGGCCGAGGCTGGCCGTTTCCTGCCCGCCGGAAATGCCGTATGAGCGCGCATAGGCGCGAGCCGTCTCCGATCCCATCAGATCATCAGCAGCCCCCTGGAGGGACCGGCCGAGACGCTTGAGCGGCTTGCCGTAATAGATCGCTGCCATTGCCTGGTCGCGCACGAAGTTTGCCCCAATGAAGTCGAGCGATGTCGTGATGCCGATCCGGAGTACACGCGCCGGCATCGCGATCAACTCAAGCCAGAAGTTCTTCTCGGCCTGGTTCATCATGGTTAGAGCCGAATACATGTCGCGGCCGAATGGTCCGTCCGCCAGGCGCAGTGCCTTCAGGTCGCCGCCATCGCGGAAGAACACGATCGGCTCCCCCGCCTCGTTGATCATGGCCGGCCGGAAGATGGCGGCCTTCTCGTCGCCGACCGCGCTCTCGACCGCGTCGCGGATCAGCATGATGTCCTGCTTGCTCATGCCGGCGTTACGAGCCGCACTCTCCACTGCCTCGAGCGGATCCACCATCGAGGCCTGCAGCTGCTTGACGGGGATCTCCTCGGCAATGCGTGCGCTGCCGACACCCGCCACCTTTGTCAGGCGATACAAGGCCTTCAGAACATCGTTGCGCGCAATTGTCATTGCAGTCTCGTAGGCATCAGCAGCAAGGCTTTCGAGAGGGTTGATCACATCCCGCTTCGACCCCTTGAACCGGCGCGCGATGCCATACTTCAGATCTTTCGCCTTGCGCGTCTTTCCGGCCGGCAGTTTCTCGTCTGTTTTCGATGTCGCGAAATCGCGAAGCCCGGGCACATAGTCGACGATGGCAAGCCCTTCCTGCCAGGTCTTCCGGTCGATCAGGCCAGCGTCGTATTTCTTTTTCCAGAGCGCACGGCTGTACTGGTAGACTTTCTCGGCCGCCGCCTCGAACTGAGGATTGGCTTTCACCAGGTCCTTGACGTTCTGAAGGTGATCGCCTTCGGTCAGCTTGTCCGGCGCATTCGGAATGTCACCCGCCTTGAACCGCTGCCACTCGCCGATCGCGCGCCGGCTCCACAAATAGGACCCGAAATCTCGTACCAATGCATCGTCCCAGGCGGAAAGGGAATTGGGCTTGCCGGTCGCCTCGATGATCGCATCACGCAGCGACGGGCTTTCGGGGTTGAGGCCTTTATACGGAGCAACGCCATACATGACGTCCATATGCCCGGCCGAGAACGCGCCGCGGCTGATCCGTGCGAGCTTGTAGGCGTCGCTCGACACATTCAGGTCCAGATGTTTTCCGGTATTCTCGAAATGAAGGTCTTTCAGATGGGAGACCGCGCGCTGCAGCGGATTGAGATCATCAAGAAAGAAACCGTAGATCCGCTCCAGGACATCCGAAATCGTCCCTCCAATCCCACCTTCAGAGAATTCCTTCCTCGCAGTCTGGATCCAGCCCTTCTCTTTTGAACTGACAATCGTTGCAGCAACGGCCGCCTGGCTCGGAGCATCCATGAATGCCGACCAGGCCTCGGCCGCATCATCGATACCCTTCATCAGATCCGGATGTTTCTTCAGGACCTCGGCAAAATCGGCAGCAAGATCCGGCATCTGTTTTTCGACATAGGGACGGTTTGTGATCCACAGCCGGAAGAACTCGGCAAAACCTTCGAAATCCCGCTGTTTCGTGCCGTCGTAATCGAGCGGCCGGAGTGCTTCGGAGTTTCGTCCGATAAAGGCCTTCACTTCCGGGATCTTGTTATCAAGGTGATGACCGTATTCGTGGGTCAAAGTGTCGAAGTCATCGAGCGACTGGACACGCACGCCACCTGTCTTGGTGTTGTATTGGCCAAGCACCTTTTTGGATCCGCGGATCCGCCCCTGCCGGGTTGCCGGAATATCGAGGGCGAGCGCCAGCGCTTCTGCAGTTTCACGCACACGCGCAACCGGCTCGGCGGCCGCCTCATCGCCGGTTGAAGACTTACCTTTTGCCGGTCGCGCTCTCGTACCCTTGTCGATAACATCCGATCGGGAGACCGTTTCCACCTGCAGAAACTCGGCCGCGGCAGACGCCTGTTTCGCTGCCCCGGCAGGCTTCGCCGGTTCAGCCGCCTCCGGATCAACCTTCGGCCCAGGATCCGGGGCCTTGCCTGCGCCTTGCTCCGGGACTTCCCGAGAAACAATTTCTCGAGCCTCGAGGCCGCGATCGGAGAGATCGTCGCCGAGCCTGCGTGCCGCGACGGGGGGCGCATCGACATCTGCAGCGTTTGGTGTTTCCGCCGTGTTTCCAGAAGCCGCCTTGTCTTTTGCCGCGGGAGCTGCAGGGGCGTCCTTTACCAGTTTCTGGCCGAGAACATGTTCGGTGCCATCCTCGAGCCGAACCTTGACCATCCCGTCTTTAACCCCGGCTTGGTCCTCAAGGATCGTGACGGCTTGACCGTTCAGTGGCTCGGCCTCTATCCCCTTGGCAGGATCCGCCGGAGCCTCGACAACACCGGGACGGCCGGCAACCGGCTCGACGGCTTGCAACGGCGGTCGCTTCGGCGCGAGTGCCTCTTTCACTTTCGGCGTACCGAGCTCAACACCGCGCGCTGCGGCACCGGCAGCACCGCCGATGCCGGCTCCCAGCAGAACGCTCGCACCATATTGAACGGGGTCGAACTCCTCACGGAAATCCGCGCCGATCTCAATCCCTTGTATGGCAGCATCTGAAACTGCGTTGACTGCGGCGCTATCGACCGCACCTGCAAAGACCCGAGCCCAGAGGCCGGTGACGGCTGTTTTGGTTGAGGCAAGCACCTTGCCCCCAAGGCCGACAGGCACGAAGTTTTCAACGCTCGCGGCCGTACCGGCAATCTGCCCACCCAGGGCGACGGTTCCCTCGGTAAATCCCTGCCATTCGGGCAGCGCGTCATAAGCTGCATCGAACCGCTCGCGATCGCCGCGCCGGCTTTCCGTCGAAGCATCACCGACGGCACCCAGGATCGTGTTGTAGCGATAGCCGGCATCGAAGTTCTTGCGGAAACGCTCGCCAAGTCCAGGCGCGGCACCTGGCTGGAGAACCGGATCGTCGTCGTATTGATCGAAATGATTATTGGGCATCCGGAATGAACCCCTCTCCGGTCTCGTCTACATACTCGATCCCGCCTTCAACCTTGCGCCGATAAGGATCGGCCGGCCGGGCATCGAGGATCCTGGCGGCTGCGCCAGTTCCATACTTCTCATCGAACTGAGCAGCGAGATCCGGATTCTTCAGAAGGTCCTGGACAGCTCGATAAGGCGGGACCGGGTCCGTCCCGGGATCGACACGCGCGCCGAAGGACTGTTCTGAGGCTGTTGCCTCGCTGCTAACGCGCGCGGCAGCCTGATCGCTGCCGCTCGGCCGGTCGAGCTTGTTCACCTTCGCGAACACGGCCGCGCCGTACCGTGCCAGATCCTTATCGATGCCCCGCACCTCAAGCACCTGCTGCAGAACCTGATCGGCATGAGGACCATAAGCTGCCTGAATTTGACCGACGAGCTCGTTCATGGCCGCCGCCTGCGAGCTAGCGTCTCCCGATTTTATGGCCCGAGCCAGGTTCGACGCTTCTTCGACAGTCAATGGCTGACGGGCGAGCTCCGGGATATCCAGAGCCCCTTGCGCCTCCAGGCGAGCCTGGACGAGGTTGACCAGCGTTTCCGGTGCTTCCGGATCGGCAAGATCGGCCAGCTCGGCAACCTCCGGAAAACTCTCCTCGACAGCCCGGGCCGGATCGCGGGCACGCAGCTTGATGACATCAGCGGCTTTCTTTTCTGCGGCGGCCAGGACAGCTTCCTGATCGCGGAAACCAGGCGACCCCGGATCGGGTTCCAGCAACTCGAGCCGCCGCTCGATGTCATCAGCCGAAAGCGTTTCCAGATCAGCTACAGCCTCATAAACACGACCAGCCAGGTCGCGTCCCTCCTGCCAGGTTTCATATTCCTCGGGGGTCAGCGCAGAGAGAACGGTCTCGTCATCGAAACCGGCCGCGGTGAAATCAACCGGTTTTCCCGTCCGTTGGATCGACGCAATATCGTCCTTGAGCAGATCCTTGATCCGCACTTTCTGCAGTTTCGTTGTTGCGTCTTTTCGGTTGGTCTCTGCCCGGGCATCGCGAAAGAGCGTTTGCGAAAGTGCCTTGACAGTGGAGAAGTCAAGCGCGGCCAGCGCCCCCTCACCGGTCTGCCAGTCCTCGAGGAGTGACAGGGCGAACTGTTCCTTCTGCGCCGGCGTTTCAAGTGCGTCGAATACGCCCTGGACACGTGCCCGCGCGGCCGTCTTGCCAAGGCTCTCTTTCTGCCTTTGCCCTTGCAGAGGAGTGATCGTTCCGGCCTCGACAGCCGCATCGACCATGTCGCCAGCCCGCGCGAGCTGCTGGGAAAGGATTTCATCCCCTTCCGGATTTGCGCCAAGCGCATGTGCCTGGCGCTCGAGGTCGCGCTCTCGAGCAGAAAAAGCCCCCTCTGCTGCAGCAACTTCTTCCGCCTTCAGCCGTGTTTCCTGCCGGCTCGCGACGTTGAGCCGGTAGGATCGTGACTGCTGGGCGAACGACTTCTGGAAGGCCTCACGCAACTCGGGATCCTGCAGGCTCGGATCTGCCAGATACCGTTTTTCGATTTCACCCAGACGATCGGCGAAGCCGGACGGATCGTCGCCAAAATCGTCATAGGCATTCGCAAGTTCGGTCGATAGTCCTTCAGCCATCCGCCAGCTGTAGGCTCGAGTAGCCGCGGCGTCGAAGGCGTCTCCGCTGATCGTTCCATCCCGGCGGAGCGCCAGCGGCTGGGAGTTCAGTGACGGCAACCCGTGTCGAACATCTCCCGGCTCATCACCAGCCTTCCGGAGCCAAAGACCGGCAAATTCCGCCGCCGTCATATCCTTCTTGCCGCCATTCAACTTGACAGCATCCGCACCAACCAGGTCGACTGCCTTGGCATCCGGATTGGCGAGGAGCTTAGCAGCTCCACCCTTGCCTTGCTGATGGGCGAGATACAATTCGCCAACGGTCGGCTCACGACCGAGAACCTTCGCCAGGTATGCTCGATTGTCACGCAAAAGGCGTGCACCGGCGTCCGACGCCTCAACCGGATCAAAACGGTTCTTCAAGCCATAATCGGCAGCTGTCCCATCAATAAACTGAAACAGGCCGCCCGCACTCGACGAGCTGTTTTTCGCGGCTGGATTGAAACTGCTCTCCAGCTCGGCAATCTTCAGAAGTTTTGCCGGGTCCTGACCGTGGCGTTGCGCCGCCTCGACGATCGACGATCGAATGTGCGCCGGCGCGTTAACCTGACCACGGGACGGCCGTGACCGCGTTCCAGTGCGCGCGTCCTGCTCGGCAGCACGCGACTGCATATAGGAAACAGCGCCACGCTCACCCGCGGACAGTCCGGCCATTTCGGCCTCGCGAACAGCAGCCCGGTCGGCAAGCGTCTTCAGCTTCGACGACAGCGACACGGCAACGTCCGCCAATGCCCGGGACGCATCTCCCGTATCGACTGCGAACGAAGGAACGCCGCCGATCCGGGCCTGGCTTTGAATATTGCGGAAGCTCCCCGGATCCCGGCTCTGCCTGTTTGCCATGTTATCCCCGCTGGTAAAGACTGATGCCGTAATCGAGGCCGGTACCGACGGCACTCAGGAGGCCGGCTGTTCGCTGACTATCCGCCTTTCGGCGCAGACCATTTGCCCGAAGGCGGTAAAGGGCAGAGCGGAACTCCTGGTCATTCCGGCTTACAGAGAGATTTGTCTGCGCCTCTCGCTTGGCCGATGCATTGGCTTGCTGGCCGATGCCGGCGGAAATATCGATGCCAGCATTCGCGGTTGCGACTTCGTTTGCCCCAAGGATCCGCATCAGCTCCCGCTTCATCTGCGTCTGCTGATTGGTGGCATCGACCTTTTCCTGGCCAGCCTCCAGATCGGCCTGCACCGCTGCATCTTCAGATGCACGTGCGGCCGCATTCGCTGACCCGATTTGGCCGAGAATGCCAATGCCTGCGGAAAGACCCTGCAGGACGGTCAAAGCAGTGGAACCGATCCCGCCTGCCGCGCTGGCGGTGCCGGCCGCCGTGCTCGCAGCCGTACCGAGCCCCGATCCAACAACCTTGCCGATCGCTGCCAATGCCAGGTGCATATCTACCTCCTAAAACGCAGGTTCGGGCGTCACCGATCGGATCGTCAGTTTGCCCGGCCGCAATTGAGACAGTGTAAGCTTGGGTTCCTCGTGGAAACCGGTCAGGCCGGCGATTGACAGTGTTCCCGTTACACCTTGCTGCAGTTCCGGCACATCTGCCTTCAGTCCGTAGCGAAACAGCCCGACACTCTTCAAAGGACCATCGTTGATCGCGACAGCGAGCGACGTCGTATCAAGCACAGAGATTTTTGCCGTCGGGATCCGGATCGGCCGCTTGACAACCACATTCGGCGCAACGTCGCGCGGAGGCGGCAGCAAGGTGACCTTGGGAGGCGACCAGGTGCCGAGATACCCAGTCGTCACACCGTAATCGAGTGTGATCGCGCCGGAAGCGACCGTATAGGGGCCGAGCACGTTGTCATCTCCAATGACCCAGATTTCCCGCCCCTCGAACCGGGACAGGCCGCTGATGGAGGTTTGCGGACTGCCGTAGCTGAAGGTCATCACCTCATCGAGGAGATACCCCGTCGTCAGTCGCTCTAGCCGACGGCCGCCTGGCCGCTCGACGATCCAGGACATTTCGTTCCGACCATTGGCGCAAACCGCCTTGAATGAAGCGCTGTCGGATGTCATCCGCGAAAACGCCGTTATGTCCTGTTCGCGCAGAAAGATCCCGAGCCTCGCGGAGCCATCTTCCAGAACAACGCCATTCAGGTTTCCGCTTGTCGATTTTTCGGCCCGGCGCATGGCCTGGTCTTTGACATCCTCGACGAGATGGGACGCAAGCAGAGAAATATCGCGCGAGACAAAATTGCCCTCAACGTCCGTATAGCGGAATTCACCGATCACCGATCCGGTGCTGGAAACGAAATTGAGTGCGCCCTCGTTCTTGACGACAGGCACGCCGGCCTTAACGCCGCGCTCGCCCGACTGGACATGGTTCGGAGGCTCCGTTCTGTCGAGACCGCGTTCGGCAATCCAGTATTCGGCCGAGTTCGTGAAGATCGCGAGATTGCGGGAAGGAACGAGCTGCTCGATCGCCTCGCCGCCCTCGACGTCCATCGGGATCAACGCCGGACCATTGGCGCCAGTGAACCGTTCGTCGTAATTGTAGTAGTCGCCCTGAAGCGAAAACATCCAAGCGTTGGGCAGGCTTTTGAAACCACCGAGCAGGAGACGTTGGTTATAAAACGCACCACAGCGCGGCCACCCTCGATCGGCAGAGATCACGTCTTCACCAGGCGCAACTCCCGCCGTCGTCTTGGCTGCAAGGATCGCAGCATCGGCCTTGTTGATGACCGTCCCGGACACCGCCCAGCCATCACCTTCATTTCCGGTACCGGAAAAGGTGATGTTGATTTTCGTTCCGCCCGCACCACCACTCGCTGAAACGGCCGTTGCGCCGCTTGCGACGTTCGGCAGGTCCAGGATCGCCGCCTGGATCGCCGCGGCCAACACGGTCATGTCGCTGTTGTAAGACAGCGAAACGGTCTCCTGTTGAGACACGGTCAGAGTGAAGATTGATGTGCCGCTGGTGAGCCCGACAAATTCGAGACGCCACACGGCCGCAACGCCGTTGGTATAGGAACCACCGCCAATCGGCCCGCCGTAGTCGTAGCTGGGGATCGCCTCGAGCGGCGCATCATCGCGAGCCCAGCTCGTGGGACCTGCGTGCTTGATCCGTTGCGGTTTCAGATCCTGGTGAAACAGAAGCATCGTATCCAGAAGCTGGGCCTGGTTGAGCTTCGGCAACATGCCAGCCGTAAGGGACGAGATCGTCACGGTCTGAAGTTTGGCTGTTGCGCTCCAGGCTTCCATCTTGCCGCTGGCAAAGACCAGGTCATAGGCGGATCCGTCAGAGGCTCGAAATCCGAAGATGCGCTCGGCTGTGCTGTCCACCTGGCCGATATCGACCAGCCCGCCTCGCAGCGTGAAACCGCCCTGAGGAATGGTCACGACATTCTCCATCCGGTTGGCACCGGTTCGAAAATACTTGAGCTCCGTCCGTTCCTCGAGGAGCGGATCGAGTTCGCCGGCGGTAAAGGCGGATTGCAGGCGGCCGGGAACAGCGACCATCAGGACCTCCAGGCGCTAAGTAACGGATTGTCGTCGACAGGCATCGAACGAGGCGGTGTTGCCTGGGAGTTGTTGTTGATGGCGTTGCGCATCTCTCCACCCCGGTTCTGTTCCTGGGGAGAGCCATAGGCCCGGGCGTGAAGTGTGTTATGCGTCTTGAGATCGCTTGCCAGGGCCAATGCCAGGTGAGCCGCAAGTGCAGTCACGGTCGCCTTTCGGAATGCCGGCTCCCAGTTCTTCGGATCGGGGCGAAACGGAACCGAGGCATAGAGCGGGCTGTGCATCGCGTGCACCTGCCCCTTGATAAGCCGGAACTGATTATAGATCCGGTTCGGATCCGTGAGATCATCTGAGAGCCATCGCGGTGGACCACTGCGCGAGCCTGGAATATCGAAGAGATAGGTATAGCCCGAAGGCGGCGCCTGACCGGCGATCAGACTGAGTTGCCGGATTTCGAACTTAAACTCGAAAGGCTCCAGCCCCAGATTGAAGTCGACAACGTTCTCGTAAACCAGAGAGGCGGCCTGGCCGCCGATGGTGTCCTCGTCCAGATCCTGCAGCGGATCCGCGCCGATCTCAGCGCAGGCAGCATTGACGATATCGAGAGTAGAAAGAAGGGACATTGGCACCTCACGCGACAAGTCACGCGGGACCGAGAACCCGCGTGACTGTCCGAACCATCAAGCCTTAGGAAGCAGCGAGCAGTCCGGAAGCTACAAGCGCGGCCTGAAGGGCGTTCAGTTTTGCCGCAACCTCGCGGATCGCCGCGGCGTTGGTCGCTGCGTCAGGAGACGAAAGGTCCGGCAGATCACCATCGTTGGTGCCACCGATCGCGCCGGCATTTTCCGTGAGCGCTGCAATTGCCGTCTGATCGCCGGTGACGACCGAGGTCTCGCGGGCGATGGTCACGCTCGAGGCCGAGGACGCAGTGACAACATACAAGCGCACCGTTGGTGTGCCATCCAGATCAAGAGAGCAGAAGATGACGTCACCAATCTTCAGACGATCGTAGAGCGTCAGAAAATAGTCGGTGGTTTCGACGCCGGCGGCATCGTCGTTTGTGATGTAGGCGTGAATGTTACGAACCGAACCTGCGAGAGAGGCATCGACAGTGCCGATATGAGCGATGGTCCGGAAGCCGCTTTTTTCAAGAGACATTGTTCAGATCCAGATTTCGAGAAAAGAACGCCGGCAGCGCACCGCCGGCGGCCATATCGTCAGACGATCGCAATCGCGCTGTTGGAGGATGTGGTAAAGCGCTTGATGCCTTTGCCTTCCTGAAGCTCCTTGGCAGCGCCCTTGGCCTTCAGGTTGATGGTCCAGACATCGTTACGGTTGTCCCACTGTTCCCGCATTTGCAGATCGGTGTGAGCACCCCACCCCATGGCGGACTTGTGCCAGATGAACAGGTCCTGTTTGTTTGCAGAGGGAACGGGATAGAGATCCTGGGCCTCTTCCTCCTCGAACAGGAACCAGTTGACCCCGTTCCAGAACCGGGTGTCGGTCGCCTTCACGAACGGAATGTCACTGCCGACATGATCGGCACTGTTGACCACCTTGTTTGCCAGAAGCTGGTTCCACTGAAGAGACGGCAGTCCGCAATAGACGTTCCCATCCCAGGGAACCTTATCCTGCTGCAGCGCGGAGCAGAGCGTCAGTGCGTTGGCGGCATTGAAAGCTCCGGACGAAAAATCGAGGCCAGCCGGGGCAGACGTAATTTTCGCTGCCATCACCTGGTAAATCTCGATGTCGGTCGCACGGCCGAGCGCCATAGCACCGCTTTCGTAGACGATCTCGCGCTCGTCGATCGACATACGGTCCAGATCCCATTCTTCGACTTCGTCGAAGGCGGTCCAGGTGTACATGTCGACTTCGAATTTCTTCCGGGCAGAACCGGAAGGGGTGTTCTGCTGATTGCGGTCCTTCTTGACGGCTTTCATCTTGCCGGCCAGATAGAAGATCGCCTTGCTCGAGCCTTCGAAACGAACGGCCGGAGAAACAGTTGGGCGGAGACGGTTGCCTCGCTCCTGGTAGATGTGCATGGCGCGGGCCGGATACTGTGTCCGGAACCACTCAGGTGCCTGCGCGGTCATCGCGTGTACCTCGATGTTGATTGAGCTGAAAAACACCGGGGCTGGAGAGGCCACTTGCAGACACGGGTCCGAAACCGGAGAAGGCCGCGCCGCTTGCAGGTCCGCCCTTGGCAAAATCAAGCCTAAGGCCGCGTGGCTATGGTAAACCGACTACATTTCAGATTCAGGAGGAATCATTTTGCCTATCGTCAGTACTCAAACACTAATGGTCTATTCCACAGTTCGCATTGTCGCGCATACAAGCGCTGGAACTGCCTTAGGCACAGGCTTTCAATTCGCATTTCGAATCGAAGGTAAAACAGTGCCTTTCCTGATTACGAACCGGCACGTATTAGAAGATGCACATGAAGTTGAATTCTACTTACACACTATAGATAGCGAAGCAAAAATTATACCTGAGGGCCAGCAGCGCATGAAGCAAGAAAATGCGCAAAACTTGGTAGTCTATCACCCTGATCCTGAAGTTGATGTCGCGGCAATACCGCTAGGACAGATGTTTCATATTCTCAAAGAGAATGGACGCCAACCGCTCTCAGTACAGATTGACAGCAACCTGTTCGCCGACCCTGAAGACCCAAAATGGCAAGACGAAATATTGCCGGTACAAATGGTCGGCTATCCTAACGGGCTGATGGACGAGGTGAACAACATTCCCATCGTAAGAAATGGGTACACCGCTACTCCCTACAAATTTAGGTACAACGGCAAAAGTGAATTTATGGTCGACATCGCCTGTTTTCCAGGGTCGAGCGGTTCACCGATCTTTTCACACACTAGAGGAACGATAGTGAACTTGGATGGAAGCTATGGTGTTGGGGAAAAAACTTCGCTCCTCGGATTACTATATGCCGGACCAATATACAATAAATCAGGTGAAATAATAAGAAAACCAGTCCCTACAAATTCGTATGCAGTGAACATAGGTGACATGATGCATCTTGGATATTGCATTAGGGCTTCTGAAATTATGGCGTTATTGCCGCAGATCAAAGCAAAATTTCGGCTTTGACCTACGGCTTGTAAGCTACACTCGTTACTTTACCCGACTGCACGCCGCATCGTAACGCCGGCGAAGATCCTCATCGAACCGCTTGTCGGGATCCGGGTGGCTCCTGTTGCGAGGATCGATACGAGGATCCGTGTGAAGTCGCTTCACATCCTCATCCGTGAGCTCGCCCTGCGATCCGCCCTCGCCACTCACCCGGATCCCGTTCTCTGACAAACGTCCGGAGAGCGACTGCAGGAGAAAGTTTCCCGCGGCCGTATCGGTCATCGAGACAAGGAGCGCCTGCACATCGGCCTTCATGCTTTCCGGTACGCCCTTGAGCTGCGCGCCGAGGCCGTTCGCAAACGCTTCCGTGTTTTGTAGCGCCGTCGTCGCCGCGGTGCGGTCCATTCCGCTCGCGGTCATGAACGATTTGACCTCTGCCGCAGGATCAAACGGCGTCGACAACATGCCGGCATCGGCCATTGGGCCATACACCCCGCCGATGAACTTCTGCAGCTGATCCTGGCTCAATCCCGCCTCGAACGCCGCTTTGCGCGCATGGTCCCATGCGGGATTGTCCTTGAGATCCCCGAGCCAGGGTTTCAGTTTGTCGTCGGCCTCAAACGAATAGGCATCGGCTGTTTCAGGCCGCGCCGGCATCTGTGCGAGCTTGGTGCGTAGTCCTTCAACCCGGCCGTTGACATCATTGAAGGCCGGCAGAAGCTTCGACAGGGTCTCATCGGCTGTCGTGCCGGCAAATTCAGCAGGAAGGCCTTCCGGCGCTGCCCAGGCTTCACCGCCTCCGTTGCCACCGCCGCCACCGGCATCGGCCGCGTCAAAGAACGGCCCTATCCTTTCAAACAGAAACATTAGACATCTCTCGGTTTTGTGGTTTCACCACGGCCTTCCGCGATGGCCGAGGCGATCATGTGCGCGACGGCATTCTGCCCCTCGCGGAACGCGCCGAATGTGGCCATCGACTGCATGTCGAGGCCGAGCGAGACGAAAAAGACTGTGCGGTAGAGCGTGTTGGCAAAGAGGTTGTCCAGAGCCTTCCGGCCGCCAGGTGTCTCAGCAAACTGAGCCCAGGCGGAAGCGATCGCAGCCCTGTCCTCAGTCTCTTTCGCCTCACTCAGTTCCAGCGCTTTCTTGATCTTTTCATCCGCGCCCTCGAACCATTCCCAGCCGCCAGAAGGAGCGTTCTGGATCAGGTTCTCAAAATCGGTCATGGGGAAGCTCCTGCCGTTTCTGTTATCGCGGCCGCAGCCACCGCTGCTGCGGTGGCGTCCGCGTTGTCCGCGTCCATCTGTTTTCGCTCGTCGTCGGTAACGATGTATTCCGAGGGAACGCCAAGCTGGCGGCCCACGTCCGTCAAGGCGCTCTCAAACTTCGCAATCCTACGCGCGAAATTCGGATCGCCGAGAGACGCGGCGATCATGAGGACCATCTGCAGCCATTGGATAATCTTTTCGATGCGCTGCGCCTCCCGAGCGATCGCCAGCGGGCTTTTCACGCGGACGCGCACGAGAAGCTGATCAATGCCGATCTCCTGGCGGATCAGACCCTTGTTGTAGGCGATCTCGATGGTCCGCTTGACGGCAGGAATGACGATTTCCTTGACCAACCGGCCATAAGCGCCGAGATGGTCGGATGCCAGACGCTTCACGCGCTCGAGGATCTCGGTTGCCGATCGGACTGCAGCCCCATCCGCCGGCAGGCTCTGATCCATCATGGTCGCCTTGACGCCCATGCGCATATCGTTCAGCACCAGGTTCGAGAGATCCAGGCGAGGATCCGGAAACCGGTTGATCGACGGACCAAGCGGGCCGCCATTGCGGCCGACCTTCCAGAATTTTCCCGGTGCGAGTGGGGCAAGGTCCGGATTGAACACACCATCATCGACGGCGGTATAGATCCCGAGCATTGCGATCGCCGCGGCCTGCAGCTGTAGCCTGGCCGCCGTGTTCAGCGTCTTGATCGTCGGCATGGCCAGCATGACGGGACCGCGGCCATAGGCTTCGCCGGGAACCCGGAAGTAACGCGCGAAAAGCCAGGGACAGGTCCGGCTCTGGTTCATGTAGACGGCGGTATCCTGCTGTTTGCACCAGACCGTCATCAGCCAGCGCTTCAGTTTTGGATCCCAAACCGTATCGACGCAGACCTCGATTTCCTTTTCCGGCTTGTCCTTCAGGAGCTTCTTGAGGTTTTCACCGAATTGGCCGTCCGGCCAGGTGTCCTTCAACACCCGAACCGTCATCTTGCGCTTCCAGAAAATGGCCGAAATCTTGTTGTTCGGGCCGTTCTCGATCAGGAGCTCCTCGATCGGAACACTGATCGGCTCCCAAAGCTTCTCCGGCTCGTTTTCGTTTGCCGGGTTCATCAGGATCGCGCCATTGCCGGCACTCAGATCGAGGGCCATTTCGTGAAACGCCATATCCCAGTCGCCGTCGTCGAAAAACGCCTGACAAACGCTGCTGACAGGGGCAAGGATCTCCGTCAGACGGTCTTTTTCGGCCTGGTCGCGGACAATGGGGCCCGGTTCGAGTTGAAAGTTTTCCTGACCGGCCGGCCAAAGGTCCTGCTGGACCTTCCCGGCGAAGCGGAACGCGCTGTCGATGGCCGTATGATCGAAGACATCATTGACGCGCTTGTCGCCCTTTCCGGTTTTCGCGGACGGTTTGCGGAAAGGAATGGCGTATTGATAGGCCTCGTCCAGCAACGGCTGGAAGCTGTCCCGTTCCCGTTGCGCATTGTTGCGCCGGGCCTTGAGCGCGGTCAGATATTCCATTTAGCCGAGGGTCTCCTGCCCCGCACCGGACAGGAAGGTCAGCAACTTACCGCCGCGCTTCTTGCCACCACCAGGATTTGAGGTTGCCTGGTCGGTTTCCGCCTGGCTGGCAGCAAGCTGCGCAAGGCTGCGCCGTTGCTGTTCTTCCGCATTCCGTTTAGCGAGCTCGGTCGCCCCGTTATCGCGTTTGCCGCCGCCCATTAGAGCTTGCATGTCCAGATTTCCCCGTAGTCACAACGTTCCGAAAACGAAAAGCCGCAGCGCCGCGCCATGACCTTGCCGGCCCGCGTGGTGCAGATGACGACGATTTCACGATAGTCCGCGGTCTGAAGCGTCAACCGGATCGCACGGAACAGCGACGGGAGGTTTCGGCCGATCGCCGGCGCGAGGTTGAACCAGGCCTCTCCGACGCCATCGGCGATCGGATAGATGCCGGCGATCCCGACGAGGTCCTCACCATCACGAAATGCCCAGGTTTGCCCGCCGCTCCACATTTCCCGCAGAATGGCCCAATGCACCCGCGTTCTCGCACCTCCGAGCTCGGCCATGTCCGGCAGCGTTGCGGAACTTTCCACCTGCAGCATCAGCAGCCAACCTTGTGAACGTCGAAACTGCCACCGGAGCCACCGCCCTGGCCGCCCCAAGGTGTAGGACGCGAAGTGCCAGGGAGCTTGTCGAGACCGGCCGCGGCCCTCAGAGACCCAACCTTGCCGCGTATCCCGAGGATCCCGTACTGGTCGGCATCCATGATGTCCGAGTGCGGATGCGTTTTTTCGGGCTTTTCTTCATACTCGAAGGAGGATTTTTCCGGCTTCCGCTTGAACCGGTACTTACCCTCATAGGCCTCGACTGTCAGAGGACAACGCACCGGGCAGATCAACAGTGTCGTGTTGGGCTCGAGGTAGCCCCGAAGCTCTGCCTTCTGCGCATCTAGGCGCATGCCGAGCTCGTTGCTGCCTCCTGCAGGAATGAGAACAGGCAGGCCCATGATCATGGCGATCGTTTCCATCGCCGTGAGCTGGCCGCCTTCCTTGTCGGCGCCATACTGCGCGGCCGGATCCATGAAGATCCGGATCGATCGGGCGTTTGGATAACGTTCCTCGACGCGGTTCTTCAGCGCTTCCCCGAACCGCGCCGCGCCTACCCCGTGCCCCAGATAGAGCTCATCCATGTTGCAGATCCGGCCAGGCGCATGCACCTGCTTGAAGGAGGCGGCCGGGTTCAGCGTGTTCATGGAAATGTCGATGCCGATTACGAGCTCGAGTTCCGGAAAGAAGCCGATTTCGCGCGTTGCGACATGGATCCTGCGATCGAATGTCTCCAGGACAGGCTTGCCGGCGCGGCTATAACCGAACTGGTTGTCGACCATCCTGCGCACGAAATGCTCGTCCTGGTTCTGGACAATCCGATCGTAGTAGTCAGGCTCCAGATTGAAGCGGTTTTCCGCTTCATTCGAGCGGCCGCTAGGCTGCTCGTGGAACGCGCGCCCGGGGCCTCTGTTTTTGACCAGGCACCCGTAAGTCCAGTTGTCGAGCGTTGGCGCGTTCATATCACCAATAACAAAGCCGCGCCTTGGCGCGTCCGCATCAAGCATGATGCTCTTCATCGGATAACGGCCGACGCGTTGTTCCGCATCGTCGAGCGCCCCTTCCGCATGGGTGTCGAGCTCGTTCAACCAGACGCCGGAGTATTCCCGGCCTTTCATCAGGGTTTCGATATCGTTTTCGTTGAGGCCGGCAAATTCCGTGATCGCCTCGATGCGGATCCCGTCCTTACCGATGAACCGCAGCGTATGGGTTACAGGCCGATCGTTGCCGCCGGTCCACGACGAGCCCGGGTATGTCTTTGGGAACCATTGCTTCCAACTCTCCAGGACAGTTTTCTCGGCCGAGCGGAACGTATCGCGCAGAACGATCCAGCGGCACATCCGGGTTGGCTTGCCGTCGACGGGATGCTTGCAGATCGGCGCGAGTGTTGCGGCGTAGATCCGCTTGAATGCACAGGCTGTCGTCTTCCCCCCACCCAGGGGCCCCATGATGACGGCGGTCTTGAGCGTTTCCAGAATGAAGGCTTGCGCAACCGGCCCGGGAGGCACATAGCGGACCAGGTCGAAATCGCCGAGGATTTCGTACTCAAGTGCTTTCTTCCGCACCTGCTCATCGGAGTAGACGCGAAACTCCTTCTGCCCGACAAGGTCTGAAATATGGCCGCTCATCCCCTCGCCCCCCGACCCCCGGGCCGAACCGAAAATTTCCCGGTGACCCGAGATCCCGTGCCGTGAGGCCATTTGCAAAAAATGGGATCGGTGTGAGAGCGCTCCCCCTCTTGGGTGCCCAGCCCCCCGCCTCGGGGGAAGCCCTCGGCTCCTGCCCCCCAGGCAATCGATCCACGCCGCGGGGCCAGGCCGGCCAGGTCGCCGGCATTCCGGATCGGTCGTGTCGCAAAATGGGGGCATCCCCCTCGGAGCAACTGATTTTCGATTGGTTGCTCAACCGCCGAAAACATACGCGCATTCAATGCCTTGCGGGTTTCATGTGAGGTTTGCCCATGTGAGGTCATTCCTCGTCCTCCTGCAAGTCATTGATTTCATTAGGTGCGGTGGTGATCGTCGAGCCCAGGCTCAACGCCTTCCGGCCGGCGATGATTTCGCCCTCCTCGAGCTGGTTCGTGCCCAGGTCGACGATCAGCGTCGGCAGCCGCTCGTCGATGATCGCGACCTCAACAGGCTTCTTGCCGTGGAGATACGGAGCCAGGACACTCGCCACCGCATGCTGTTCCTTGATGATGTCCATCAGGCTCGGCATCGCGGTCATGATCTTCTTCCCGACCGCCACCTTCGCCCGATCGTGATCCTCGAACCACGCCTGGAGCGCGACAGGATCTGCCGTGAGGAACTGCGCCATCGCCGCCAGCGGATCCCGGAAGCCCTGCGCCTGGTAGAACCGCTCGAAATCCTTGGTCTTGCGGTTCATCGCGCCTTTCGGCCGCCCAGGTCGCCGCTTGCCGTTGATCTCGCCCTCGTCCGGCCGATGACGCTCCAGCGCCTCGCCCGCATCGGCGAACGGGTCGACCCCGTATTCGTTGTCGTCAAACAGGTCGCCATCAGCCATCGAAACCGCTCCTCGAATATTTAACTACCGAGCGGCCGGCGCAACTGTCTAAGGACTGTCTAGAGAAGTGTCTAACGAAATTACCAATGAAATCAGTTACATATATACAACTAGACAGATTAGACACATTAGACACACACAATCTCATGTATGTACGCAGGTGCGCCCACATATGAGGCTCATTGCTGTCTAAACTGTCTAATCTGTCTAATGGGGTAATTCTGGCAATCATGTCAGACACTTAGCTCTAGACACCTGTTAGACACTTTAGACAGTTTCCTGTCTTCCAAGTGTCTTGCCCTGCCGCTGTTTGAGGACGATAAGCTGCCATCAGGCCGGTCAACCGGTCTGTTCCCTGCAGGGCAAAGGGTCGGGGTTCTCGATTTCCCGGGTTTCGGCGGCGACGAGGAGGCATCGGGCGGTGCTCAGCCGCCCGGTCTGAACCGGGTTCTGGTCATGGTTAGCCTTCGAATTTCATGAGGTTTTGCAGGGAGATAAAGGTGCAACGCTGCTGTTGACCGGCCACCGTGTAGCGGTTGTCCAGCTTCTCGCCGCCGTCCTTGTCTTTCTTCTTGATGCCCTTGTGCACGATGTGCGGCGGCCCGCGCCGCAACGCCCAGGACCACGATCCGGAGCCGCCACGATCGCCATAAGGCGTGTCCGCCAGCATCCTGCCGATCGTCCGGCTCTTGTTGGGGATCGCCAGGGCGTAGCCGTCGTCGACGTGTTGTGTCGGAACCAGGCCGAGATCCGCAAGCGCCAGGCGCGATCGCGCCACGCCCTCCTCGATCTCCTTCAGCTTCAGGTCCTCGAGGACCTGCGCCACCGTCTGGCGGGAACCGTGGCTGTAATTGTCAATGGGCGAGGACATGATGAAGCGCAGGCACTCCTGCCAGCTCGGCTCCTTGTCCTGCAGCTCCGGCACGGCATCAGCCGCAAGCGCAGCCCCCCAGGCTTCCAGGTTCTCGTATGCCGGCAGACCGCAAGCCTCCAGGCCCTCGTCTCCCAGGAGAAGATGCGCGCAGGCCAGGAACGTCCCGAAAGTGTTCTGGCCGCGGCTGTCATGTCCGGCCTCGCGCAACACCGTCCGATAGGCCTCAAGGATCCGTGGCAGGTCCTGCCACTGGTCGACCAGGCGTCGCAACAGCCTGGCACCTGTCGTCTCCGGATCCGCGAGCTTCGGCACGATGCCGTCGAGCGTTTTCAGAGCGTCGAGCTGGATGATCGCCAGGCGCGTCAGGTTTGCCGGCGGGATCGGCGGCGGGTTGATGGCGGAAAAGCCGAAGGCCGATCGCGCCTGAAACTCGACGCCCTTGTGGTCCTGGCCGCCACGGATCCGGACCGATCCGGACGCGGCATCGCGTGCCATCTTCAGAACCTTCTTGGCCTGCTCGATGTTGTCGTCGCCCTCGAGCTCGTCGATCCAGATCGGCAAACTATCGTGCCCGACATGTTGATAGAGACCGGCCTCCGTGGCGTTGGTGGTCGAGACCATCCCCCGGCCGAGGACTGTCTTCAGCAGCTTGATCAATTCGGATTTGCCGGTACCGGCCTCGCCCACGATGAAGGCAGACGGCCGCCAGTCGAGCGCCGCGCCCAGCATGGCAACGCCGATCCAGCCCATCAGCAGCATGGCGTCGGTCTGGCCGCGGCCCATGTTCCAGGTGCGGAACAGCCGGTAGAGCTCCATCGCCGGATTGTCGTCATGCGGCACGGCCGCCGGCCAGGGCACGATGCCGGCAGGCCGGCGCACATAGAAATGCGCCCCCACTTCGCCCGTGTCGGCCAGCTTGCCATCGATCCAGAGATATTCGCCGCAATGAAGGACGAGCTTGCCGTCACTGGCGATCCAGGCACCACGGCCGCGCACAAGTTCCGTCGGGCTCCACGGTCCGCGCGCATGGGCAGCGGCATAAAGATCCCGCCGGACGAGCTCAGCCTTGAAGCCGATCACGCGTTTGCCTTTGCGATCGTAAGACGGCCAGGCCCAGCACAGAAAGTTTTCGTGGCGGGAGAACAGCTTCTGGATCCGCTCCACGCCCATGGCCTTGTCGCCGGTGCAGAACACCTGCCCCTTGGTATCGACGAAATAATAGAGCTCACCGTCATAACCGAGCGGCCGCACCGGGCAGTCCTCCGGCAGGCAGCCGGTCTCATCGACGTCGCCCTGCTCGAGCCACTGCCCGGGTTCGATGCCGTCGAGCGGCATGCCGGGTATCGGCCATCTGTTCTCGGCCGAGCGATGTTCGGCCATTTCCAGCTTGGCCCGTGCCGCGCCGGTAATCGCCGCAACACGCCGTTTGCCTCTTTCCTGTGGAAAACTTCCGTCTTGTGGTTCAGAACCGCTCATTTCCGCCCGTTTGGTTGTCGTTTGTCATGACACTTTGCCCGCCAAACGGCGTTATTTTTGACGTTTTGCGGTGCTGGAGCGGCCCTTGCGCTGCGCCGGCGTTTTCGGTGCCGGCGGCAAATCGGGCTCCTGGGCAGGCTCCCTGCCCGTCTCAGGCACACCCGACTGACCGGCCGATGCCGAATGGACGTTCTCTCCCAGGGAAAGCGCACCGCCCGGCTCGTTGGCCTGGTTTTCGTTCTGCTCGGCTGCAGCGGCTTCTGCTGTCGCACGCTGATAGTCGGCGATGGCCTTGGAGGCCTCGACGGCATGGGGCAACAACTCGCTCATGGAACCGATCGGCTCGAAGATCGTGTCTTCGATCGGCAGCGGTTTCGCCGCCTGCGCAACCTGGTCGCGCCGCTCGGCCTCTATCTGCCGGCAATGCAGTTTGGTGTAGGTCGACGAGCAGACCTGGACGAAAGTTTCGAAGGTCAGGACGAGCTCCTGGTCGAGCGTCTCCCAGCTTTTCCCGAACAGCCGCTGCCCCATCAGCCAGCGATACAGGCGCTCCCCGGTCTCGCAGCCTTTGAAACAGACATAACCGCCCATGCCCTGGATACAGCCCTCGAGTTCGCCGGGATCCTCGATCGGTAGAAATTCCCGCGGATGGAAATCTTCGTCGTCAGCATCGAGCGGAACGATCAGCAGGTTGTAGAGCTGATGTGCCGCCGCATAGGCGACCCGGGTTGCATAGCTCTCGCAATGGATTTCGAGAATGTTCATCTTCACCCTTCCCCGCCCCTCAGGGCGTCGTTAACGTCCTTGCCCCAGGCGCGGGGCATGGTGATTGTCTCGACCGGCTTTCGAAATGATCGGAACCGCCGCTCGGCCCGCCGGAACGTCGAAAGCGCCTGCGGGTTGGTCCAGTCGCCGTCCTGGAACAGGATCCAGGAGCTCACGCAGGCATGGTCGTAAGCGGTCAGGAAATTCGGCAGCGAACCGGCTGCATTGGAGCGCAGCTCCGGATCTGCATATCCGGCCGAGATCGCATCCTCGATGCCCTCGGCCGCGCTGGCGATGCCGCGGATCCCCGCGTCGGCCGCCTTCTCCATGTTCAGCCCGCTCGGCCCGTATGTCGTCCGGATCATCAGTCCGGACGTATCGGGAAACATCATCTTGGCCTTCGGCTCGTCCTTGCCGAACGGGATCGCCTCGGCCTTGTCGGTGCCGTCCGGCCGCAGGAAGGTGTAATGGCAGGCCCCCAGGCGGCCGTCCTTGTCGACCATGGCGGAAATCAGCGCCGGAAAGACCGGCCCCCGGTCCAGCTTCTTGCCCTCCGCATCGCGCGGGGCCCCCAGCCAATATTCGCACGCCGGGTGAAACCGGAACGCCGGCGCCAGGTTCGGCACACCGCGCAGGTCCAGCCCGCGCTTCACCCGGAAATATGTGTCGATCTGCGTTCCCAGGATCTCCGGCGCGCAGGAAAAGAAGAACTTGCGGGCCCGGTCGCGCGAGGCCTTCAGTGCCCGTGCCGCCTCGGCCTCCATAGCCTTGCGCTTGGCTTCCGCCTCGGCTTCAATCTGCCGGCGACGTGCCGGCGACATGGCACGGATCCCGAACCGGTCCTCGATCCAGGCTACGGCATGCAATCGCGTTTCGTCGGTAACGGCCCCCTGCAGGCCGACCGCGACCAGGTCGATCGCATCGCCCCGCTCACCGGAAACGAAATCGCACCAGCCGCCTCGACGCGCACCATCCAACCAGATAATGGTCTGGTCCGGCTTCGACCAGGTCCGCCACGGCCAGGCAATATTCCAGGAGCGCCCGCGCCGGTGATGACGCGGATCCGCATTGCCGCCGAACAACTCGGGGATCAGGGTTTCCAGATGGTCCAGCACATGGGCCTTGGCGACGGAAAAGCGCGACATCAGCCGGCCCTTTCCAGCAACATCGCCTCCAGGTCGCGAAACGCGCCGCCGAGCTCCGGGTCCTCGCGCAGGTCCTCCACCTGGCGCACGGCCTTGGAAACATATTGCTTGGTGCAGCCGTAAACGCGCCCGGCCGTCGCGCTCGGCACATTGGCCCCGGTCACCAGCAAGTAGAGCGCGGCCTTGCGTTCATACTTTTCGGGAAGCCGTCCGCTCACCGCGGCCAGGAACCCCTGGAACGCCATCCGCGCCGCAGCCTCCAGGCCGCTGGCCCGCACACCGAAGGACGCCCTTTCCATGGGTTCCTCCCGCTCGACCGCGCGCAGGGCAAAGGTCAGCTTGCGGATGTCACTGTCGAAACCGCGCCGGTCTCGCCGTATGCGATAGATCTTGCGCGCGGGAACACCTGAAAGCGCAGCCAGCTCGTCGAGTGACACGCCCAGCCGAAGCCGCTTCTTTTCCAGGCGCTGCAGTTTTGCCGCCTGGTCAGGTCGTTGAGTGTTGGCCATGGCCGCCTCCGGTACCGGTAAAAATCACTCATCCGGCCGGACGCAGAACCTGCCGGCCGATACGCGAGGGAACAAAACTCAGGAACCGGGCTTTACCGGCTCATGTGCTTTCGACAGCACCGCGGCCATGGCCAGCAGAGCGCCGGCCAGAACCATGGGAGTCGACTGATGGGTGATGTGCCGGGCGGATCCCGCCAGGATGTGCTCGGCGTGGTCCAGCGCTTCGGCCAGGCTGAACGGCTGTTGCAGCACTTTCGGCTCGTCGCTCGAGGCATTGGTCTCGATCACGACCAGGCGTTGGTCTTGGGTTTCGGCCAGGTGCCGCAACCGGGATTTCTGGCCGAGAACGGGCACGGTCGCGATCTGCCAGCACTCGACAGGTGCCAGTTTCTGGTTGCTCATGATGCAACTCCAACGTTCGAAGCAGCTGTGCTATGACGCTTTGGAGTAAAACCAACCATTTGGGGGACTGGATGAAAGAAGACAAATCGTGGGTTTTGCCGGCGGCGTTTGTCACGTTCGGTCTGGTTGTTGTCGTGGCGATTTTTGCGATGTTGTCGAAGCAAGATTTGTTGCTTGGCCCTAAAGCGACGGCCGTCGCGGGGTGGCTGACACTTATCGTTACTGCCGCAGGTTTTGGCGTCACTATCTACATAGTCAGCATGACATCGCGTCAGGTTCTTGCCGCAAACAAGCAAATCGATTTTCAGGATATGGGGCTGTACAAAGAACGAATTGAACGCATTTCCGAACTTCAAAACGTCGCATTCACCCTCTTCGATGACATCCATGAAATCGCCTGCGACGAATACTTGCTTATCGACAACGGAAACCTCGCTAGAACGACGGCAGAAAGGTTGCTTGAAAAGTTCAAAGTAATCCAAAAACACCACAACGATGACGATCACAACGATACGGCGCCGGACATTAATAGTGGCAACAAATATTTGAATTCGCTTCAATCCGTGATGCTCTCGATAACTCCTGTCAGATGGGACGGAGACGACCGAACACGCAGGCAAATTGCTCTGTTCATCGAAAAGAAATGTCAGACGTTTTTCAAAGAACAGACAGCTTACGTTGATTACCTGCAAAAGCGAGAACAACAACTTCGAGCAGAAAGAGATAATCTTCTTTCCCAGTATTCCCGTCGCTAAAAGGCTCACTGCAACTCCAAGGTTTAATTGGGCTGTGTTATGAACCGTCGGAAGAGAACAACTCGATTGGGGGACTGAATGAAGGAAGACAGATCTTGGGTATTGCCGGTAGTTTATGTGGCTTGTTGCGGAATAATTATTATCGCGGCGTCCAAAATCCTGTCTGCGCAAGACATGTTTCTTGGCCCGAGCGCGACGGCTTTGGCTGGTTGGCTGACATTGCTCGTCACAATTGGTGGCTTCAGCGTGACGATTTACGCGGTGAGTTTGACAGCACAACAAAGCGCTCACACACGAAAACAGACAGAACTTCAGGACCTTGAAATTTACACTGACCGAATTGGTAAGCTCGATAACATATCCAGTTGCATTTCCACCTCTGTAAACCATGCAAGAAACATCGAATATAGTCTCGGTGACCCTACAGGGGTTGTCATCGAGAACCACTGCGAAAAATTTAGAGAAGCTTTTGTAGATAACAAAAATGCCATGAAAGCTGACATCCATGGCGATGCAAGAATTGAACTTGAAAAATACTCCGACTTCATGGGCGCTTACGCAGATCTGATATTTGAACTTGAAAACATCGGAACGATTTTTATTACAGAAAAGCGCCGTACGTTTTTCGAAATGAAAATTGAAAAGTTCAATAAATTCATGTCTTATGCACGCGCCTACTCCGAAGCGATCGACAACCGAAAAGCCAAACTTCTCGGCAAACGCAGAGCCATAAGTCACAAGCACTACCCAGACTAACTGGTCTTCGCCTAGACCTATCAGTTCATTGAGTTGTGTTGAAAGTCGTTGAAGAAGTTCCCTCAACAGCGGTGAGGCCTTGATGGCAATAAAGCCGAACGAGCTTTGACAATCTCTCATCGCGCAGCCGCCTCCGGTTGATCGTCGCGCCCTTCCATGAGGCACACCGTTGAAACCTGTCCGTTCGTCAGGTTTGATATGCGTTTGGCGGTCTCCCAGCTGGGCCGGGAGTGGCCATGGCGTATCCGTGACAGCTGCGCCGGAGTGATGCCGACTTGCTCCGCAAAGGTCAGTGCCGGTTTCCCGGACTTGGAGAGAAATTCGTCGAGGGTCATAACATCAAATTGCAAATAAATTACATTATATGCAATATACGAGAGATAAAAATTTCCTCGGAGAATTACATGTGGTGTTATGGCATTACACAAGGCTTTGAAAATAATGCGTATATGAGCAAGACGCCTGTGAATATCGCACTCATTTTAAGCGGCCTTAAAGGTGAAGACCTGGCCGATCGGATGGGCATTTCCGCGCCACATCTCTCTCGCCTGAAGACAGGCAAGAGCCCTACCACGAATATTCACGTCCAGAAGCTGGCTGAAATTTGCGGCATCACCGAACAAGAATTCTACCGCCTAATGGCAGGTGACGAGAACGTCTCACCAAAAGCATCCCGATCGGTTGCCGGCGTAGATCCGGACGAGCGGCTCATGTTCAATTCCGATTGGATGGAAGACGCGCTCGACGCGGCCAGGTCTATTGACCAGAAATATGCGAACGGACGCGCAAAGACCGAAGATTTCAAGCCTTTACTTCATGCCATTTATAGATTTCTAGAAGCCGTTAAATCCGAAAAGAATAATTAGGGCATTGGGAGGCTTAACGTGAGGGAGCGTTATACGCATTTATTAGATGTTTCACTACAACTTGCTGTTGAGGATGTTGTTTCTGCTGCCAGAGCGGACAAAATGGATAACCTACCCGAGCTCATTTGCTACAACATTGCGAGACACGAAGATCCAACGAGACTGACACCGGAACAAGCTGAACGGTTCGTCGCAAAAATGAAGGATTTGCTTGGAGTTCACCACGTTCACAGGGCGATGAAAACATGACAAAGACATTCTCAGTGCGCGCATCGATCGAAGATATCGATAAGGGCGATGGGGACGCATTTGCACAACACGTCTTGTCGATCTGGCGACGAACAGAAGGAAACCTGACCTCCGAATACATAAGGGCGTTCCCGCAGATGATCCTTTTCGATGGCTCGCCCAAGGTCAACGACAGTCCGGATCTGCTGGAATGCGGAGAGGAAGCTCTTTCCGTCAAGATCCTTGGCGACGGCTGGGCAGAGAACCGCGATAAGGCCCGGGAGTTCCTCGGCAGAGATTACTGCTCAGTCGTGGGAAGAGACTACTTTGATGCGACGACGCAACAGCTGCCAATGTACAGCATCGTCCAGGCTGAAATGCAAAACACCGCCGGCACAACAATAAACGTACGGTATCAGCGACTTATATTGCCGGTTCGGACGATGGGCGGAGCCCATTTTCTTTTTGGCTATTCTTTCTGGTATCAAAAAGAGCGGCAGGTACAGGCTGCCTTACCAACTTCCGAAAGCCCTGTTCGTCGCAAGTCAGAAACGCAAGATTACGCCAATCTGTTTCTTCCGGCTCAATGATCCAATCGAAGGCAGAGCAGTGGCAGCCGTTGAAGCCCCAACGGGTCGCCAGTCCCCGATACGCATGCCAGTCACGCATCCAGCCATAGGCAACACACGGCCGCCATTCGTCGAACGCGAGAAGTAGCGCCAGGCGCACAAGCACATAAGAAAGGTTGTTGTCTCTGCAGTCGGGACGAACCAGACCTTCACCTAGGTACGCATAACGCCCCTTGTACCTCTGAGCGTCTACAGGACTGCCATCTGCAATCTTCACTCGCTTCCCGGGCTCGGATCCGTCAAAGGCCCTTTCCCAGTATTCCTGGATGAATTTTTGCAGCGTCCAGGAGCTTTCATCGCAACGCGCTGCGACTGTCCCAACAATCGCTCCAGACCGATAGGCACCAAGCCAAAAAACCCGATTTGGCGGCAGGGTATCGACAGCTCTACGGAAGTTTTCCCCTGTCCCCTTCCCGCCAAGCTCGAGCGCCGCGGTTTCCAGGGCCTCGACATCAGTCGAATACCGAATGTCGTAATCATCGATTTTTTGCGCCTGGTCGACTAGCGCAGCAATGGCTTTATGAAGTGCGATCTTGTCAATTTGGTAATCTGGCATTGCGCTCAGTCCGTTAAAGAGCCGGAGGATAGTCAAAACCTACAAAACGGTCGAGCAAGTAAACCGCTGCCAAACAATCAGCTTTTTCCAAAATTACATAATACGTAATTTTTGGATTGCGTTTTAGATTAATATTACATTACCCTTACGCTCACTGGTCACCATGGAGTGAGCGAAAATGCCCGCAAAAGCCATCCCCGCCGCTGAGGTCGCCAAGAAGCTCAGCTGCAACGAGACGACGTTCCGCAACAAGCGGCGCAAGCTGGAAGTCGAACACGGTTTCCCGCCGAAGCTGCCCGGCTTCAACGCGTGGTCGGAACCGGCCGTCGATCGCTGGATCACAACCAACGGCCACACCTACCTCCCGGGTTTGCCCGGCAGCCAGGACCGTGCCGGCACCCTTCAGATCGTCACCGACGCAGCCGAAAGCCTCGCCCGCGAATTTGGCCATGGCACGAAGGAGCACGCAGCATGACCGCGCAACGCTACGAATACCGCGCTCCGGACACGTCCGATCTGATGCTGCACCTGACAAAGGCGCAGAAGGACCTTCTGGTCGAAATCTCCGGCAACAAATGCGCCTGGCGCACCTCCACCGGTGGCAAGGGCCGCTGGCGGCCGAAGGGGCAGCGCTCCGGCCACACCCTGTCCACCGGCGATGCGCTCGTCCACCGGGATCTCGCCATGATCCTCTACGGCAAAGGCCCTCCTCGCCTGGTGCTGAACTACCGCGGCGAAGGCCTCGCGCTGGAAATCAAGAAGGAACGCCAGGACAGGCAGAGGTCAAGATCATGAGCCGGCCGCTGGAGCCGAACGTGCTGCGCGCCCATGCCGATTACGTCGACCAGGTTCTTGCCAGCCTGCGCCGCGAGCAGCTGACGCCCGAGGGCAATTACCGCCGCGCCGGCGAGATCCTCGACGACCTCGTGAACGAACATGGCGCCAGCCGGCGCTTCTACGGCGGCACGCACTCGCTGCGCATGGCCGGCCTGCAGGCCAGCTGCACCGCCGGCGGCATCGGCCTCCTGGAAAACTGGGTGGCCGCTGCCCGGCGCAAGATCGCCGCGCTGGAGGCAACGGATCCCGCCACTCGGCCGAAGGCCGCAAGCGCGACTGCGCGCCGGAGCCTTTGCGAGGCGCCCCCGCAGGCCAGCGAAGCGTGCGGCCGTGAGGGAGAAAGCCAATGAAGGCCGACTTCAACCCTTTCGAGCTGATCTGGTGGTCAATCGGAAGCCTGGGCTTCGCCTCACTGGTGATTGCCCTGCTCCTCGGCGCCTTCGCACTGCTCTACCCGATCGCCGCCCGCTACGCCATGCGCGACCAGCTTCCCCGGGACCAGTTCCTGGACTGGGACAGGCCATCGCGCCGCAGGAAATAAGCCGGAAGAACGGGACAACCCGCACCGGTGCACATGCAGATGATGTGGAACCCTATTGCATCGCGTTGTTCAGCCACATCCCGCGCGATGCCACCTGAGGGGCGGCCACATGTGCCGCCCCTTTTTTCTGGTACTCTTGGATTTGAAAACAGGTGCCCTGATGAAGAAAAATTCGAAGTTACCTGAAAAAGCGCCACCTCTGGAGAGGCTTGAGGTCAACATGACTTTCGGCCCAGGGCTCTATGCGTTCGACCTCGGCTGGCCCTTTGACAACGAGCGTTCATCACAACTGGAGGGGTATTCCTGTTCAGTCGACTTCAACTACGACGCGGAAAACAAGGTGATGTACGTTTCCAGTCACCACCCAGTTGGCGAATTTGACGCCGGTTTGTTTCGCCTTTCCATCCAGAAAGCACGCATGAGCGTGGACTATGGATCAACCGGTAAACCCGTCTCTATCGAGATAACTGGAACGGTTACACTGCCGGGTCTGTCTGACTTTGTGGTTGATATGGAGGCACTCAAAGATGCCGAAGAAGATTGAGATCAGGATCCCGCTCGTCACCTGGCGCGATGGCCGGCCGCGGTTCTTTCCTGCGCCCGAGCTGCGCAAGGCTTTCGGAATCAAGGGCGAGGATCTGCGCCATCCGGACGGATCGTGGTTCACGGTTGAAGAAGCCAGTGCCTGGTCGGAAGCCAAACAGGACGAGTTGCGCACATTGCGGCAGAAGTCCAGGGGCCAGACACCGGCACGAAGCCGGCGTATGGCGGCGAGCCTGGCACGAGCCTCAGGGCTGCCGACGCTCTCCCAGGTGGTGACGGATTTTTGCGAAAGAAACCCGCGCATGCTGGGCAAGGATGTGATCGAGGGCAAGAAAACCCGCAAGGGCCTGTCGCCGAAAACCATCCAGAATTACAAGGCCGCCGCGCGCCTGGTCGAGAACCTCGAGGACGGCCGTTTCTGGAACGAGCTCGCCGCGGCGCTGACGCCAAAGAACATGGAAATCCTGCTGGACCGCTTCGAGGTCAAGCATGGCCTGGCGCAGACACGCCAGCTGCGCGCGCTGCTGTCGGTCGCCTATGCCCACGGGATCCGCACCAACCTGGTGCTGACCAACCCGATCCGGCACATGGAAGAACGCCTGCCGACACTGGCACCTCGCGTGCGCTACGGCTCGATCGAGGCGATCCGCAAGCTCGTCGCCGCCGCCGACCTGGTCGGCCGGCCGGAAGTGGGCGACATCGTCATCCAGGGCGTCTGGTTCGGTCAGCGCCAGGCCGACAGGCTCGGTCTTCTGGAAAGCCAGATGGAACAGAACATCGAGGCGCTGTTCCGCCAGCGCAAGAAGGGCGGCCAACCGCTGCTCATCCCGATCGCCGATATCGTTGCCAGCCGCCACAGCGCGGCCCAGGAGCGTCGCAAGGACTGGCGGGTCAACTGGCCCCATGTGAACCTCGACGAGCGCCAGAGACGCCCGTTCAACGGCCAGCATTACACGCATCTGTTCCAGGAGATCCGCACCGCGGCCACATACGGCATCTGGCGGATGGAGGATGGCACCCTCGCCTCGCCCCTGCCGAAGGACATCAGCCTGAAGAAACTGAAGCGCACCGGCCTGGCTGTGCTTGCCTACGTGCCGGCGTGGGATGCGGAGCTGCCCCCGTGCGAGGAGCTCGACGGTTTCCGCGACCAGGACCTGCGCGACACGGCCGTGACCTGGCTCGCCCGCGCCGGCTGCGACACCTCGGAGATCGCCTCGATCACCGGCCACAGCCTGAAGTCAGTCAACGATATCCTGAAACACTACCTCGGCCTGCATCCCGATCTCGCAAGACGCGCGATCGGCAAACTGTCGGCCTGGTATGAGGAGGCGCAGGGGTAGGTCTAAACTCAATCCTGCAGTCGCAAGTATAACAATTCGATGACTCGACTTTTGCGAGTAACCATGCATGATCCAATTGTGTTGAACTAGGCAGCGTTCCAGTCACGTAAGGGGGAAGTGCCTCGAAACCGCCAGAGTTCAGCGCGAGAATGCTTATCAGCTTGGTCCCGCGCACAATCTGAAAATGCCCCCCAAAAAAGAATAATTATATGGAGCATTTGAAAGAGGTAATTGAGGCCGTCTCCGTTGCGGCAGAAAAATTTGGGGTCGGGTTTACAGGTTTTAGTGTTCTGATTATCGGGATCGTCTTTGCTTTCAAGTTTCCCGAACTAGTTAAGGCAATATCGACTTTTGTGAACGATTATCGAAAAACGTCCGCCGAGATTAAAAAGATGCAAAAGCTTCTAGATCTTGAAATCGAGACCAAGAGACGCGAAATCTGCGGTGGGGAGAAAAAGGAGACAACAAATGGCTCAGCCTGAGTTGATTATCGTTGGCCTCTCAGTGACCGGACTTCTGGCGATTTGGTATTTCAATCTCCGGATCAGGCGGCTGCGGCGTTACAAGAAGCACGCGGATGCATTTTATGCAAAGGCTCGGCCTTTGATTGAGCATCCGAAAACACCGCTCGAAATCTTGGACACACTTCAGTTCATGAACCAGCACATAACTGATCGCCGTGCGGCGCACAGTATGGTTCGTGCGATTACGCACGCGAAGAATAATCTGAGTGAAGTCGAAAAGATCAAGGCGCGCGCCAAGTTCGCCGTCATGGACACGTTTTTCGATGATGCTCCGGAGCTTCAGAGAACGTTCTCTGAATGCTTGGCCACTGGCCTTCTCGCTATTTCCTATAATAGCGGTGCGATTGGCTTTTGGGGCTGGCTTGCGCGAAAGGGCTTTGTCTCGTTCGTACAGGCGGAAAAAGAGGTAGCGGCCGGCGTCGTTCGCACCTACGCACGTAGTGAGCAAGCCATCCATACGAAGACCCGTGAACTCGAGGTAGCCTGA